TGGAGTCAGAAGTTGAACAACTCAAGGAGAAGATTGCGGACAAGGAAACTATCTCTGCAAAGAAGAAGAAGATTGAGCAACTGGAGTATCGACTCGAAGAAAAGATTAAGACGCTTGAGAAAGACATCAACTTCTACGAACACTATGATAACTGCCCCACCTGTAAACAAGAAATAGATCAAGCATTCAAAGATGAAACAGTACAAGAAAAGACCAGCAATCTCTCTGAAACAACCACTGGATTTGACAAACTTAGAGAAGAATATAGCAAAGTTACGACCCGCTTGGAAGAAATACAAGGAGTCCAGGAAGAGATCACAGATCGACTAACAGATATCAATAGTCTTAACTCTCAGATCAATGCACAGAACAAGCTCGTTCAAGATATCCAAAAGGACATTGATAGCCTGTCTGAGGACGAATCATACAAAGGTGATGGTGAGGAAGTACTGACGACTCTTAAAGAATCGCTTACAGCGCTTCAGACACAGCGAGAGGAGCTGTCGGTTCAGAAGAGCGTTTTAGACATCGCTCAAATGATCCTTAAGGACACAGGAATCAAGACCAAAATTATTCGTCAGTACATTCCAATTATGAACAAGTTGATCAATAAGTATTTGGCAGCAATGGACTTCTTTGTCCAGTTTGAGTTAGATGAGAATTTTAATGAGACTATCAGGTCGAGGTTTAGAGATGAGTTTTCATACAGTTCTTTCTCAGAAGGTGAAAAGATGCGTATCGATCTTGCCCTTCTATTCACTTGGCGAGCAGTGGCGAAACTACGCAACAGCGTTAGTACTAACCTTCTTATAATGGATGAAGTATTTGACAGCTCTCTCGATACAACTGGTACGGAAGAGTTCATGAAGATCTTGAATGAGTTAACACAGGATACAAATGTCTTTGTGATCTCACATAAAGGTGATCAGTTATACGATAAGTTCCATAGTGTAATTAAGTTCGAGAAGCATAAGAACTTCTCAAGGATTGCAGCATGATATATGATCTAGTTAAGGACAATGATCCTATCCTTCACAAACCAACCGAACGGTTCGACTTCTCAAATCCTCCAATCGATCCTTATGAGCTTGCATCAAATCTTAAAGAGACGATGATTGCAAAGAGAGGGATTGGTTTATCTGCAAACCAGGTCGGTGTACCATATAGTGTCTTTGTCGTCGGAGATTTTAACGATCCAGACAATATAGTGTCTGTTTTCAATCCAAAGATTGTATATCAAAATGAAGATGAGCAATTGATTGAAGAGGGATGTTTATCTTACCCTGGCCTGTTTATTAAAATTAAAAGATCAGGTATAATACGTGCAAGATATTCTGGACCGGATGGTGTTGTAGGTACAGTGATGTATGATGGGATACCAGCTAGGATTTTCTTACATGAATACGATCACTTGCATGGTATTACGTTTCATAAAAGAGCAACTAATATGAGACTGAATCAGGCAAAGAAGCAAAAAGTCAAATTAGATAAGATTAGAGAGCGAAACAGAAATGAAAGAGTACGCGTATAGTGAAATATTCTACTCTATGCAGGGCGAGGGTCACTACACTGGTCATCCGACTGCATGGCTAAGATTCTTTCTTTGCAATCTGCAGTGTGATGGATTTGGTCAAGTAGATCCGACTAAACCTGAATTATATAAACTTCCATACAAGGATGTAATTGCTACCGACTACGAACGTATCGAAGATCTTCCGGTCTTTGAGTATGGTTGTGATAGTTCATATAGTTGGTCTAAGAAGTTCGCTCACCTTCAACACAGAAAGACTGCTGAAGAGATTGCAAAGGAGCTTTTGAAAGTACTTCCTAATAATAAGTTTAGTGACAACACTCATCTGTGTTTGACAGGTGGCGAACCATTACTTAAACATGCACAGGCAGCAACTGTTGAGATCATGGATTGGTTGGTTGGACATCACGATCAGTATATTCCATCGTTGACTTTTGAGACGAATGGAACACAAAAGCTGACCGATGACTTTGTTAACTTTTGGATGGAATCTGAGCAAGCAATTCACACTGAGTTATTCTTTTCTGTGTCACCAAAACTATGGACGGTAGCTGGTGAGAAGCGAGAGAAGGCTATCAAGCCAGAGGTTGTAGAGCAGTACTGTGGACTGTCTGGTGCTGGCCAGTTGAAGTTTGTAGTTAATGGAACACAAGAATGTTGGGATGAAGTCGATGAAGTTGTTGAAATGTTCCGCGATCATAATGTACACTTCCCAATCTGGATCATGCCAATCGGTGCCACAGTAGAAGGTCAGAGAGGCGAGATTGAAGGAGCAGGATATACAGATGCTCAGATTGCAGACCAAGCTCTTGCAAGAGGTCACTGTGTATCAGCTAGAGTCCACACATACTTGTGGGGCAACGTGATAGGAGTTTAAATGATACTTAAGTCAACGAAATCATATTGGAAGTTACCTACTGCTCATATGCAGTGGTTTGATCAGGATACAGATGGCAATCCTGGTCCTTGTGCTAAGTGGCATGGGTACGATCGATCAGTACACTTTGAGTTCTCAGGTGAAGCTGACGAGCATGGATGGATTGTGGGATTTGGTGATCTGAAACCAGTCAAGCAGTTCCTCGAGTACTACTTCGATCACACTGCTTTGATTGGTGCAGATGATCCAAGGATGCAGGATGCACTGGCAGCTAAGGAAGCTGGTATTGTAGATCTTCGTATCCTTCCATACGGTGTATCAATGGAGATGTCTTCGATCTTTGTATGGGAAGAAGTCAATCCTTATATTTACAGTGTTACAGACGGTAGAGCATGGGTCTCTCGTGTAGAGTGCCGTGAACATGATAGCAACAGTGCATTTATCGAGATTGAAAAGAGTGTTGCAGTTAATCAAGGTAAGCTAGATGCACGTGTAAAAAATTACTTAACGTGCCAACCAGAATGGTATTGGGTACCTCCTCTTGAAGTCCTCCGTCAGTATAAATAAAAATCTCAAGCAACGAAGTGTTCCAGGGGTTGCACGTGCAATGCGTTTTTCCCTGGCGGGTGCGGTGAGTCCTCCTTCCTTCCACTCACGTTAAACTCAACCTGAAGGAACAACAATGTCAAAAGAAAACCCAGAACTTGGCCGTGAGGTCAATAAGTATCTTGATTCGCTTGGAATCAATACACCTATTACTGAGCTAGTAAAAGAAGACCGTGAAGAAAAGATCCATAAGATTGCATCTTTGACAGAAGAGATGTTGAAAGTCTTGGGATTAGACCTCACAGATGACTCATTAGAAGAAACACCAATGCGTGTTGCTAAGATGTACGTTGATGAGATCTTTAGCGGACTTCGCTACGATACATTTCCAAAGTGTACAACAGTGGAGAATAAGTTTTGTCACGGTGATGAGTTCGTCTTAGAAAAGAACATTACTCTGTACAGTGATTGTGAACATCACCTACGTCCTATCATTGGTAAAGCTCATATTGCCTACATTCCAGGCAAGGTAGTACTTGGCTTATCTAAGTTAAACCGTATCACTCAGTACTTTGCTCAACGTCCTCAAGTACAAGAACGACTCAACCAACAGATCGCTCATGCGATTGCTTTCATTACAGGAAGTCAGGATGTGATGGTTGTAGTTGAAGCTGGACATACATGTGTCAGTCAACGTGGTATAAAAGATACAAACAGTACCACAGTAACAGCATGTTGTCTTGGACAGTTTGGTGAACATAACAGTGAACTTCGTAAGGAAGTGATGGCAAATATTCGTGGATGTGCATAAGATAGTTGGACATGATGCTATCAGGCGTTACTTCTTGACTCATGTAATGCCTGATAAGTTTCGTAAGAAAGTTCCTGATGGAATCTATGATTTCGAAGAAGGGAATTGTAAGTGGCGTGATGTGATAGTAAATGGATGTGTTGTAATTACTATCTCAAAGATGTGGTTAGATAAAGGTGGACCTGTTGACCTCGCTCCTGAATTGAGGGAACCTTGGGGTACTTATTCTGACTGAGATTATATTATGAAGACGTTATGTGATCTTCCATTTGATTTGGTAATGAAATTTACTGTCGACAATTATGATGTCGTAAATGAAAAATTATTTAATGAAAAAGGTGGCGTCTATGCAGTTTACGTGGACGATATCCTCAAATATATTGGAAGCTACTCTCACAGCTTTCAAAACCGCTGGGTGAATAAACAGAAAAACAAAAATTGTGTTAAAATAGAAAGACATTTTAAATATCACCAGTTGGCTGAAATGGCTAATGGTAGTATGGTAGATGTCTATGCTATTAGTAACACAACATTACAAGAAATGTTCAACAATCCATTTGTCAATCCAGTTGGTGTTGAATATAGATTGATTAAAGAATATATGCCAGAGTTGAACAAGATGCAAGGACATGGTTATGGCAAATAAAATGATTTGGGTCACCTTCCAAAAGGAAGGGATCCACAAGTATCCAGATGCCCCTGAGGGTGTAGAGTTTCTAAGGTATCCCCACCGTCATATCTTTCACTTCCGAGTTGATATTGAAGTGTTCCATGATGATCGTGATATTGAGTTTATCCTGTTTAAGCGTGAGCTGGAAGGATTGTATGACGGGGGTACCTTAGAACTTGATTATAAGTCTTGTGAGATGATTGCAGATGATCTTGCAGCATATATTCAAGATAAATACCCAAACCGCGAGCTGACTATCAGTGTCAGTGAAGATAACGAAAACGGAGCGATTTGCAGGTACTAATATGTTAGGATTCAAAGAATACATTTCTGAAGAGTATGTAGCAGAAGCAACAGAAGCAGCAATGCGTGCTTGGGCTATGGACAAGATTGAAAACTCTGATATGGCTCACGATGAGATCAAGAAAGAGTTTGTTAAGAAGTATGGCATGCAAAATGTCAAGATTTATGATAAAGCCGTGGATGACGCTGCTGGCTATTAATTGATAAGGTTTTGTAATGATTAATTTTTGTCATATTGCGCCAACGGCGCATCTAAGTGATTTCTGTGCAGATCAAACACATCATCTTCTTCTAGCACACTTAGTTGAAGATGATCCTCAATATACAAAATGGTACAGAGAGAATCGTATCGACGCAGATACATACATTCTCGATAACTCTGCTTTTGAAATGTACAAGCAGGGTCGACCAATGTATGACTCAAGTAAGCTGATCGACATGGGTCATCGTGTCCAAGCAGATTATATCGTCATGTCAGATTATCCAAACGAGAGTGGATTTAAAACTATTCAAGCTGCTCTAAAACTTGCTCCTAAGTTCAAGGATCAAGGGTTTGGTACATTCTTTGTTCCACAGTCAGAGATTGGTGACATTGAAGATTACATTGCAACATTTGCATGGGCAGCTTCATCTCCTCTCGTTGACTACATCGGTGTCTCTATCCTTGGTGTACCTAATGCATATGGTGTAGAGAAAGACAATAAACTGCAACGGTTTATGAGTCGCTGGAAGATGATGGAAAAACTGAGTGCTCGTGGCATCCTTGATATGGCTTTGGACAATGAAAAGAAGATTCACTTCTTAGGGATGGTCGATGGTCCTAATGAGATTGAGCTATGTGATAAGTTTAACATTGATACATGGGACAGCAGCTCTGCAGTATGGTATGGATTGAATGGATATGAATATGATGAAACTCCCACAGGTCAAAGGGATGGAAAATTTGAGAAAGAAGTTGACTTCAACTTTAAATCCGAAGATAATCAGGCAATTAGCATGGCGAGGCGAAACTGTGAGTACATCAACAAATTATGTAGAGCCAAAACTCGGTTCAATTGGTGATCCACCAAAGCGTACACGTAAGAAGAAAGTACAACCTGTATCTGAATACAAGTATCGAGAAGATGAGATCCTTGCTGATGTTAAGGACTATCTCGATACTACGTATGGTCAGCACTATGTTGGCAACGGTGAGATTCAAACGGTCGACTTCTGGGAGTCTCTTGGAAGTTTAGATACAACAGCTCGAGATACAGCGATCAAGTATCTTGCACGGTATGGTAAGAAGAATGGTAAGAATCGTAAGGATTTGTTGAAAGCAATCCACTACACGATTCTCATGTTATACATTCATGATAAGGAAAATAATGATACATCTAGCGAGTCCTAACAGCAACTCTTCTCTCTCTACGTTTGTAGAAGATCAAGTTCAACCCAATGCGATCGATCTTCGCATTGATAAGTTGTTCAGAATTAAGAAGATGCCATTCATCCTCACAGAAGAGAAAAAGGTTCATCGTGGGTCAGAAGAACTCAATCCAGGTAAAGAAGACTACTGGTATCTGTATCCTGGTGTCTATGAGATCCTGATGGAAGGAACAGTCAAGGTAGCTGAAGATGAAGCTGGGTTTGTTATTACAAGATCTACACTAAACCGTAATGGTGTGTTTATTACATCGGGTCTTTATGATTCTGGGTACGAAGGTGTAATGGCAGGTGTGATGCACGTGAACTGTGGTAATTTTTGGATTCAAAGAGGAACGCGTGTTGGACAGTTCTTGTTGTTCAAAGCAGAATCGTTGAGTAAGTATGATGGCGACTATGGTGTCGGTAAGGAACACGATAAGAAGTATGAGGGATAATAATGGAAGTACAAATTTCAGTTGAAGAATTGCGTAAGCGTAAAATTATGGTCGCTACACCAATGTATGGTGGTATGTGTGCTGGTTCATATACAAAGTCATGTTGTGATCTAGCAGCAAAAGCAGCACAGTATGGTGTTGAACTTAAGTTCTACTATCTGTTCAACGAGTCGTTGATCACCCGAGCTCGGAACTACCTTGCAGATGAGTTTCTACGTTCTGATTGTACACACTTGATGTTTATTGACAGTGATATTGGATTTGATCCAAACGATGTCCTTGCAATGGCTGCAATGTGTAGTGAAGACTCTGAATATGATATTCTATGCGGACCATATCCTAAAAAGACAATTGCTTGGGAAAAGATCAAAGCAGCTGTTGATATGGGATATGCAGATAATGATGCAAATGTTCTTGAGAACTATGTTGGAGACTATGTGTTCAATCCTGCGCATGGCCAAGACGAGATTCCTCTCAACGAACCTGTTGAAGTGCTCGAAGGTGGAACAGGATTTATGATGATCCAACGATCTGCTTTTGAGAAGTTTGATGAAGCATACCCCCAACAAAAGTATAAGCCTGATCATGTTCGGACAAAGAACTTTGATGGCTCTCGGCAAATTATGGCATACTTTGATACAGTGATCGATGAAGACTCGAATCGATACTTGTCGGAAGATTATATGTTTTGTCAATGGGCTCGTAAAGCCGGTGCAAAGATTTGGTTATGTCCATGGATGCGTATGAATCATATGGGTTCATATTTCTTCGGTGGCTCATTGATTGACCTAGCTCAGATTGGTGCTTCAGCTACTGTAGATGTCAATAAGATTAAGAGTAAGAAATGAAGATCACGCAACGTACATTTCAAATTCTTAAGAACTTTTCTTCGATCAATCCAACATTGTTTGTTGCAAAGGGAAATAAGATCCGTACTGTTTCACAGAGCAAGTCAATACTTGCTCAAGCAGTCGTTCAAGAAGAGTTTCCAAGAGAATTTTGTTTTTATGACTTAAGTGAGTTTCTTGGTGTTGTAAGTTTGTTTGATAATCCAGACTTTGACTTCGATACTTACTATGTCAATATTAGTGACGATGCAAGCGCTTCGAGTTGTTACTTTTATGCTGAGAAGTCTATGGTAACGATTCCTCCAGAATCTGATATTGTTTTGCCAGACGAGCCAATTAATTTTACGTTAGGAGACAAGGTGTTAAAGCATATTCTTCAAGCCGCTAACGTAATGGGGTTGCCCGAGATAGTAGTTTTAGGGGATGGTAACAATATCAAAGTTGAGGCGATCAATACGAAGAATACAACATCACACAAATTCTCATACGATGTCGGAAGAACTGACAAGAGATTTAAGATGGTGTTTAAAGTGGAACATTTGAAGTTGATTTCTGGAACTTATAATGTGACAATATCTTCGAAAAAGATGTCAAGGTTTGTACTGAGTGATGGATCATTGACATATTGGATTGCCAATGACGGTAGTTCATATTTTGGTGGTGAATAATGCAAGATACAACACCGATTATATATACAGAAACTGATTTCGCTTCACGTGATTTACTTCACCCATATAAAGATGAAATGGTAAAGTATTATTTTGAGAAGTTAGAGCAGGCGGAAGGAGAATTTAGTTTTTTTTATACCAATTCGGTTATTAAAACAAATATTCTTCCTCGCATTAATAAAGTGCTTAAAAAATCATTTAAAATAAATGTAATCGATATAAATCCCAATGTCTATGTACAGAACAATCAATACTGTAGCTCATACTTCCATCACCATATGTATTGTGAACCTGGAAAGGGGGATGCTTCAATGGTTGCTAGCTTATATTTAGATCCTCCTGAAGTGGGAGGGGAGTTTCAGTTTATGCCACGTTTCATACATCCAGAAACACATGAAGATGATCTTAAAGAACACACATTTAAAGTGGAAGAGAATAAACTTTACTTGTTTCCTTCTTGGTGCATGCATCGTCCATTACCTCAAGAAGATGAAACTTACCGTATATGTCTTACTTTTGATATTTACAGTTTTGATCGTCCTTTATTTTTGCCAGGGACTCCAAATTGTGTGATGTGGTAAATTTATTTATGAAAAAATGATGGTAGTTCATCCTACGGAGGAGATTGAGATGAAAATTCATAATGTAATTATTGGTGGTGCATTCGCACTTGTTGGTACAGTAGCTCAAGCTGCTGGTGTAGTTGTAGAAGGTGAGGTTCTGAGTGTACAGCCTCGTTATCAAGTAATCAACCACAGTGTTCCTGTACAATCTTGTACAGATGTTCAAGTTCCAGTTTACTCAAGTGTAAACACAACAACACCTGGTGATATTATTGGTGGCGCTATCATTGGTAGTATCATTGGTAATAATATCAAGGGCGAGCAAAATGGTGGAACTGCTGGTGCTGTGATCGGTGGTATGATCGCTGGAGCAGCTGGCAATCGTCAACAGATTGTAGGTTATCAAACGCGTAAGCAGTGTCAGACAACATATCAAAATCGTCAAGAGCAAGTTGTGTCTGGATATCAAATCCTTGTTGAAGTTGAAGATCGACGTATGAATTTTGAAACTAACGTCAAGTATAACATTGGTGATAAAATTACTATTCGTAAAAATGTTCGGTATGGTTTATAATGGATAAAGAAAAGTTAAAGAAACAAATTCAAGAGCTCAGCAACTCAATGACACGTATTGATGGTGAGCGTGAATATATTCGTGAAGCAGTAAAGGCTGCTAGCGAAGAGCACGGAATTAACAAGAAGGTTCTCCGTAAGATGGCGACAGCCTATCACAAACAGAACTTCATGGAAGAAGTTGCCAATCAAGAAGAGTTTGAAAACGTATACAAAGATGTTATTGGTTAAGGAGTAAGGATGAAATCAGGCGTATGTGTCCCTAGTGTCACATTCAAAACTAGAGTTCGGGATCACCTCATTGGAGGAAATAATCCGTTTGTATGGCGCGATGTAACTACTAAGGAGATCTTTGGTGGACGCCGTGTTGTTGTATTTTCATTGCCAGGTGCTTTTACACCAACTTGTTCAACATATCAAGTACCCGGGTTTGAAGAACATTACGATGCTATCAAGGCTTGTGGCATAGATGAGGTTTACGTAATCTCAGTCAACGATACTTTCGTCATGCGTAGGTGGATGATCGATCAGGAAGTAGAGAATCTCAAATTCATTCCAGATGGGAATGGTGAGTTTACTCGTCAGCTTGGTATGTTGGTAGACAAATGCAATCTTGGCTTTGGTCCACGTTCGTGGCGTTATGCTATGGTTGTAGATGATGGTGTGATTGAAGAGTGGTTCGAAGAGCCAGGTCGTGTTGACAATTGTGAAGAAGACCCGTATGGTGAGACTAGTCCAGAGAAAGTTCTGGAATATCTTCAGTTCTCACAGGTGAATATGTAATGAGTTTTATTGTTGAAGTACACTATACCAAGGAAGGTAAAGAGTACACTGATCGTTATGCAGATAAAATTATGGAAGCATGTGTCCGTAAGACGAAGCGCAAGAAAGGCGTGACTATTACGGGCACTACTTCTCGGATGAGAACGAAGGAGGATTTGTGTATTCCACCTCCTCCAGCAGACTTTAAGTTTGCAATGTTCAAGATCAAGCAACGAAAGAATAGATTTGGCCGCTTGATCAATGACAAGCCAGATCAGGACCTATAGCTCAGTGGTTAGAGCAGGGGTCTCATAAACCCTTGGTCCCTGGTTCGAGTCCAGGTGGGTCCACCACATTGATAGGTATATTATGAAAGAATTTTTGTGGGTCGAGAAGTATCGGCCGTCTTCAGTTGTAGACGCGATACTTCCTTCCGAACTCAAGACAACATTCCAACAGTTCGTAGATCAACAACAGGTTCCCAATCTCTTACTCTCTGGTGGTCCAGGGATTGGTAAGACAACGATTGCAAAGGCAATGTTGGAAGAACTTGATTGCGACTATATTGTCATCAACGGGTCGATGAATGGCAACATTGATACTCTACGAACTGAGATTAAAGACTTTGCCTCGACGGTATCATTCTCCTCCTCACGTAAGTATGTGATACTCGACGAGGCAGACTATTTGAATCCACAGTCTACCCAACCAGCTCTTCGTAACTTCATGGAAGAGTTTAGTAAGAACTGTGGATTCATTCTTACTTGTAACTTCAAGAACCGGATCATCGAACCGTTACAATCTCGATGCAGTGTGATTGACTTCACAGTACCTAAAGACTCCAAGGTCAAGATGGCGGCAGACTTCTTCAAGCGAGTCTGTACTATTCTTGATACTGAGCAAGTCGAATATGAAAAGAAAGTTGTAGCTGATGTAGTTCAGAACTTCTTTCCAGACTTTAGGCGAGTCCTTAACGAACTGCAGAGATACAGTGCAACGGGTAAGATCGACACAGGTATCTTTGTCAGTAAAGACTCAAACATAGATGACCTCATTGCACTTCTTAAGAACAAGAAGTATGAGGATATGAGAAAATGGGTGGCACAAAACAATGACATCGATACAGCAGTACTTTATAGAAAGATTTACGACAGTGCATCAGAGAATGTCAAACCTCAAGGAATTCCTCAGTTGGTTGTTATTCTTGCAGATTATCAATACAAGTCTGCTTTTGTTGCTGATCACGAAATTAATAACGTAGCATGCTTTACTGAGTTAATGTTAGAAGTAGAATGGCAATGAATCCATTCGATTACTTAAAAAGCATCAACGATACAAAAGAAGATATCATGCTCACCGAGGAGGATGAGAAGAAGTATACTCCTTTTGTAGTCAACAAAGGTCTATCGTATTTCATCGACACAATTAAGCTCGTTAATGAGATGAACCAGCGTCATCATCTGGATAAAAAGCTCCAGTATGACTTTTTACTAAATAGTGTAAGAAAAAGAAAACGCTATAGTAAATGGCATAAACGTGAACAAGATGATGATTTGACAGCTGTCATGGAATACTTTGGATACAGTTATGACAAAGCCCACCAGATCATCGACTTACTTTCACTGTTCATTTCAAAGAGTTGTTTGCGTTAGATGGCAAACCTACTAACTTTGATGACGCTGATAAAGGTAGACGAAACACTATTGCTAATTTATTGGCAGAGTGGGGTCTGATAGAGCTTGTTGACGAAACCAAAAGCGCTGATCCGATCTCACCTTTATCACAAATAAAAATCTTACCTCACAAGGAGAAAGATGAATGGAATTTGGAAGCGAAGTACAACATCGGAAGAAAACGGTAACAATCAGCAAGTTCTTAAGTGAAGTTGCTGAAGCTGCAGATAAGTTCGTTGTACAAGAAGTACTACAGGATGGAAGTGTTTCACGTTCACAAGTAGTAATGACTGGAGATGAAGCAACACGATTGAAAGCACAGTGGGAAAATGAATAGTTACGAAATCTACGAAAAAATGTTGGAGATGTATGGGAGTATACCAGATCCCATACATCAACCACAAAAATTTAAATTTTATTTGCAGACATATTTATATCTGACAGATAAATAAACCGGTATGCCTTTGCCTATAACCATCTATTCATTGCTCTCTCCTAACGGTGTTTCTGAAATAACACTGCTATTGTCTGAGTTATCACTGTTGTTTGAATTATCGTTATAACTGTCTGTATAGTTAGCACCAGGTGCTTGTATCTCGCCTGCTATATTGACAAATGCATCTGTCGTATTAGTTGATCTAATTGTGTCTTGTTCGGATTGTACTATTGCTGTTATTCGATTGTTATCGCTATTGTGCATATTTGCGTCTGTGTTCTGTCCGTTTATTGTTATTTGTGTCAAACTCGGAACTAGTATGCTTGCCCATTCTTTAACTTCGTCTAGAGTAGATTTAGGAGCAACAACATTTGATGGTCTATTAGCAATTGCACCCTGAGATTGCATACTCATCATTGCAGCCACTTGAGTTGCTGTATCACCGTTCTTGGCTATTTCAGCCATTGCTTTATATCGTTCTGCTTCTGCTTGTGCCTGAGCGAGCTCTATATTTCTTTGTGCATTTATATATTCGCTGTAGTTAGTGCTCGCACACCCCGTCGTTGCTGCTACTAAAACCGCTATAGTTAGTATCTTAAACATGATAGTATCTCCCTAATTACTACTGTTATTTAGCAAAATTTAATTTTTATCTGCAGATATATTTGTATCTGATAGATAAATAAACCGGATGCCGCATAAGCGGGTCCATTGTACAAACTAACCTTGCTTAATATTAGGAGGTCTTTATGACAGGCTTAAATGTCCAACATCTTTTTCCGCGTTCAGCGTTTGTAGGTTTCGATCATCTTTTCGATGAACTAGACCGAGTTGCAAAACAAGCACAAGACAATTATCCACCTCACAACATTGTCAAAGTGGATGACCAAAACTATCTAATCGAATTAGCTGTTGCTGGTTTTGCACAAGACGAACTGACTATCGAAGTTAAAGATAGATCACTTACAGTGAGCGGAGAGCATCAAAACCGAGGCAGAGAGTATCTACATAAAGGTATCTCTGCTCGTAAGTTCAACAGAACATTCCGGCTGTCCGAGTATGTACAAGTAGCTGGAGCAGATCTGATCGATGGCATACTTGCTATAAAACTAGAAGTAGTCATCCCAGAAGAAATGCGTCCTCGTCAAATTGAAATTAATTCAAACGTACGAGGAGTCACACATGACAATACAATTAATCAAAAAACTCAAGGAATGGTTTAAGTCTCCATCACAGACTGTAAGACCATCATGGGAAGAAGAGTATTTGTCTCAATCTACATCTCTTGAAGATTTGGAAAGAAGACAAAGACGACTAGAGCGAGGAGAAGTAGTAAATCCTCATCTTAGTCGATTACGAGGTGCACTTTAGAACATAGCAGTAATTTTCATTATGATCTTTGCGACTACGTTCTTAGGAGCACAAGCAAAATATAGGTCCATATTGGACACATACACACACAGGAGACACAGTTATGTCGAACAAAAATCCATTTGAAATTCGTTTCGATACACTTGCTATGGCTAAAGAAATGCTTGATCGTCAATATGAAGCAAACATGACGATTTTTTATCAAGCATTGGACCAAGCCAGAGAAAAAAATCAAGATCTCAAAGAGATTCAGGAAAAGTACATGCCTAAAATGTATGATCCTCAAGAGATCATGAAGCAAGCACAAGAGCTTTATGCTTTTGTAACTAAAAAGGACTAAACCATGTGGCCATACACTAACGAAGAGTATGATTTGTGGTTTAGTTAAAAATATGAGAGCCTCTTCGGAGGCTCTTCCTTTGGAGATATTATGTCTGATATAAAGATTGTTAGAATGTATACTGGTGAAGATGTCCTTTGCAAGTTAAAGAAAACTGGTGAAGGGTTCGTTCAGATTGATGAAGCTGTTGTTATTGTTCCTACCCAACAAAACTCTGTACAGTTTATTCCTTGGTCACCATTCAGTGAAGAGAAAGAAACTATTACTGTTTCAGAAGACAAGGTAGTTTTTATTTCAGAACCTCGTTCTGATTTTGTCAACCAACACAAACAAATGTTTGGTGGAATCGTTGCCCCCGATCAAAAGATCATAGTATAATACTTGAATGAGCAAAGCATTCTATACTGACGTCTGTCGCTACGGCGACCATATGTTTTTCCGTGGATACAAGAATGGTGTAAGACTTCAAGAGAAGATCAAGTACCATCCCACCCTCTATGTTGCTAGTCCAACTGAGACTAAGCTAAAGTCATTGAAGGGTGGATATCTCTCTGAAGTCATGCCTGGGACTATGAAGGAGACCCAGGAATTCATCCAGATGTATAGAGATGTTGATAACTATCCTATCCACGGGAATGCTGACTTTGTTAAGCAGTTTATCTCTGATGCATTTCGTCGTGCGATTGAGTTCGATCGCGATACTGTCAATGTCACCACAATCGATATTGAGGTTCAGTCTGATCAAGGGTTTCCCAAGCCCGAAGAAGCTGCTCATCCTATCACTGCAATCACGATCAAGAATAATGTAGACGATACATTCCACGTTTGGGGTCTTGGTGATTGGAGTAAGAGTGATTCGATTGTTCCTGATCTCAAAGTAAACTACATCAAGTGTTCTTCTGAGTTAGATCTACTTCACCAATTCCTTGATCGATGGGAGAGCGACTGTCCTGATGTTGTTACAGGATGGAACAGTCGGATGTTCGATATTGTATACATCGTCCAACGGATTAAGAAACTTCTTGGTGATGCTCATGCGAACCGTCTCTCTCCATGGCACAAGGAGATGAAGCACTGTCTGATCCAACGAGAGATTGAGTTTGTCAACAGTAAAGTGATGGTCTATGAGATTCGTGGGATCCAACAGCTTGACTATATGGATCTGTTTAAAAAGTTTGCATATTCATATGGAACACAAGAGTCTTACAAGCTCGATCATATTGCTTCTGTAGTTCTTGGTGAGAACAAGATCGATTATAGTGAGTATGGATCTCTACATGAACTGTACCGTCAAGACCATCAGAAGTTCATTGACTACAACATCAAAGACGTAGACATTGTAGATCGACTTGAAGATAAGATGAGTCTTATTACGTTGTGCATGACGATTGCATACAAAGGAAAGGTTAACTATGCTGATGCATTCAGTCCTGTAGGTGTCTGGGATGCATTGATCTATAACAAACTTCGAGAGATCAACATCATCTGTCCGCCCAAGGTCAGCAATGAGAAAGAACGTCAGATCGAAGGAGCGTACGTTAAAGATCCTCAAGTTGGGATGCATGAGTGGGTGATGTCGTTTGACTTGAATAGTCTGTATCCTCACATCATTATGCAATACAACATGAGTCCTGAGACGATTGCACCCGATGTCCATGCATTTGATTTGATGAAGCGTGATAACGAGAATGGTCACTATGAAAACACAGTTGACTATCTTCTTGATGAGAACAAGGTAGAGATACCTGGTTTGTACTGTATGGCTGGGACTGGTCAGTTCTTCCTGAATACGATCAAAGGATTTTTTCCACAGTTTGTTGAAGAATTATACGATGAACGGAAGTTAGCTAAGAATGAGATGATCGAGACTCAGCAACTGATCCAAGCAAATGGTTCAACATATGAGCTTGAGAAGAGAGTGACTACTCTTGATAACAAACAGATGGCTGTTAAGATTTTGATGAACAGTCTTTATGGTGCGATGTCTAATCAGTACTTCCGATACTATGACATGAGGATTGCTGAAGGGATCACGATCTCTGGCCAGCTGACTATTCGTTGGGCTGAGAAAGAGATCAACAAGTATATGAACAAGATCCTTGGTACTGAAGATCAAGACTATGTGATCGCGATCGATACTGACTCCTTGTACATTAAGATGGGTGACCTTGTTAACAAAGTCAATCCTAAAGATCCTGTCAAGTTTCTTGATCGAGTTGCAGAAGAGAAGATCGAACCACTCCTTGAGGATGCATATAACAAGCTGAAAGACTATCTAAACGCTTACGAGCAGAAGATGGTGATGAAGAGAGAAGTCATCGCAGAGAAAGGAGTATGGACGGGTAAGAAGCACTATGTGTTGAATGTTCATAACAGTGAGGGTGTCCAATACAAAGAACCTAAGTTGAAGATGATGGGGATCGAAGCTGTCCGTTCATCTACACCAGCTGTATGTCGAGATATGTTCAAAGACATCTTGAAAGTAATCCTTGAAGAAGACGAAGCAACAGTTCAAGAACGTCTCCGTGAGATGAAAGAACAGTTTAAGAGTCTACCAGTAGAAGATGTTGCATTCCCTCGGAGTGTTAACCTGTACAAGAAAGGAAAGGATGGATCACCGATTAGACCATACAGTCTTGGGGACAAAGGTCTACCAATCCAGGTGAGAGGTGCTTTGTTGTACAACTATTACCTTCAAGTACACAACTTAACAAATAAATACGAGAGTATACACACTGGAGAGAAGATCAAGTTCTGTTACTTAAAACAACCGAACAGATTGAACTCTGAAAACGTAGTAGCATTTTCTGGTATATTGCCAGAAGAGTTTGGAGTCAGGGAACATGTCGACTATGACACTCAGTTCGACAAAGCATTCCTTGAACCTGTTAGATCAATCCTTGATGCTGTTGGATGGAAAACAGAGCATCAGGTAACTATTGAGGACTTCTTTGTATGAGTTTTGATGCTGGAAAAGTTCACAAGCTCCAAGATCGTTTGGAGAGTGAAGCATACGATTGGATGGAGTATCGGATCCAAGAACAGTATAACGTAAAAGACATGAGTGAATTGACTGAAGAACAAATTGAAGAGATAGAAGAATACATAGACGGTGAAGACTGCCATGAGCCTTATGTCAGGATGGCATTACGTTCAATCTGTGATAATTGGAACGATGAGCATCATGACGGATCATAAGATACCAGAAGAATACATGGCAATGGACTTTGGGTTCAGTGCTGTAGATGAGATTCCTCAACAACAACCATCATATGACCCTCAACCAATCCAAGAAGATGTTGAAGGAATCAATGACAACATTCTAAGAATAGAACAGAAGTTAGATTCAGTTTTAAGAAAATTTTCTGAGTATGATGATGAATTTAATTTAGTCAAAGAACATACTGAAGAAGAAGTCAAGTCAAAGCTAGTGGAAGTAGAGAAGTTAATTATGCCACTTTTAGTTAATCTGCTGAAGACTGCTGACAAAGATTACATCCACTGGCCAAACCGACAAGAGAAAGTTCAATCACAAATTGACAAACTTCTGCTGATTACGAGAGGATAGGATGGCTTACTTAACGCTCCTCACTGCGTTATCAATATCGGGAGTAGCTGCTTGGTACAGTATTGCTGGCCTTGCAGCTATCTTCTCTGCATCTATCCTTCCGATCATAATCATGGGAAGTGTTCTTGAAGTTGGTAAGCTGGTTACTGCATCTTGGCTGTATCAGAACTGGACTAGAGTTCCATTTCTTCTCAAAACCTATCTAACTACAGCCGTAGTGGTGTTGATGTTTATTACATCAATGGGTATATTTGGATTCTTATCAAAAGCACATATTGAACAAGGATTGCAGAACAATGAGTCTTCCATCAAAGCGGCACAGATTGAAACCCTCATTCAGAGAGAGAATCGGGAAATCGAACGGAATGAAGCTATTCTGGCCCAGCTGGATCAAGCGTTACAACGATATATCGAGCTTGGGGCAGTTACTAAGAAGTCGGTCCTCTTGCGTATGTTGCTGAGCTCTTATACGGAGAGGACTCAGATGAAGTAATAGAAGATGCAGTACGTGCAGTTATCTTAATCATAGTATTTGTATTCGATCCATTGGCAGTTCTGTTGGTCATTGCTGCTAATATGTCTCTGAAGGACCAACGTGAGAAGATTGTGACTAAAAAAGTTGCAGTAGTCACAGAAGACGTGTGGGAAGAAGAGGAAAAGCAGATAGATGATCAAACCGAGACCGATGAGATTGCCACATCAGATCAAGTGGGTGACGGAGGAACAGATGCTTCTGGAGAGGATCGAGAAGATTCGGAGCGATTGGAAGTTGAAGAAAAAAATGATCCTGGCGAAGATTGGATCATCAACGAATTAGAAAGAGTTGACAATGAGCTCAAGGTCCTTTATAATAAGAAGATCTATAAAGATACTGATGAGTATAGAACTATGCGAACACTTGAAAAGCATAGAGCAAAATTGAGAAAACAACTGAGAGGTTAATTATGTCTGTGAAATTAGTTTATGAGCGTCCTAAAATTCATGATGAATTCAGCGCTGTAAAAAGTATTGTAATGGAGCTCGATGATGAGCGTAACTTGGATGAGATGCAAGATGCATTTGATGAGTTTTTAAAGGCGATGGGTTACAATGTTCCCAGTCGAGAAGAAGAATATCAATTAAACTTCGATAATATTGAACTATCTGATAATGTTTTAGATACACCGCCATTTGAGTTTGGTGATAGTGACGTTTCGATGGCCGCAGATTCATTCCATGACGTAAATCTTGACCTCAGTGGTATGATGGTTCAGGACTCCGACTTCGGTGACACAATCACATTGAATCTTGACGACACATATGGTGCAACAACAAGCAAATTAAAGGTTGATTGATGAGTGATTTTTTTCGTAACATCGTCAAGGAGTTGAACGATGAGAATACCAGCATTGCAGAAGATGGACTCTCGAGCTCAGAATTCTCAGGAACCCTGGATACTGGTAGCTACATTCTTAACGCTGCTCTATCTGGCAGTATATATGGTGGAGTACCCAATAACAAGATTACAGCATTTGCTGGTGAGTCTGCCACCGGAAAGACATTCTTTGTTATGGGAGTCGTTAAACGGTTTCTCGATGACCATCCTAACGCC